AGGATTTTACATTCTTCAAGAAAACGGAGGAAAAATTATAATTACATAATATGGCAGAAGACTTACCAATATCAGGATTACCCCAAACAACCCAAATTACATCAGATAGTATTATTCCTATAGTACAAGACGGAATTACTAAACAAATTACCTACTCAGATTTTTTATCCTCAGGTAGTGTAAATGCGGATAGTTTGGGAGGAGCATCCGTTAGAACTCTTTACACTAGAAATAATGATATAATCTACACCTCAGGATCAGGTACAAATACAGATTTTTTAGGCAGTAGTACTACTTGGGGTTCAAGAGCTTTACCACAATCATTCTTTGATGATTCTGTAAACTATGTAGCTAAAATTTTACACTTTAGAGCTGTAGGTAAATTTGCATCAGGTGGAAGTAGTGATACAAATGCTGCTATTCGTTTACAAATAGGAGACCAAATCCTATCAGGTTCAAATTTCGGAACACAAACTTTAGCATTTTCAGTAAATAAACCATTTGAAATTATGGGAGAAATTATTATTACTGCAGGAATGGTATCAACTTGTTATGCTATAAAATACTGTGATCAAACAGGTGATTTAAAAGCAATACCTTTAGGAGATACAACAGTAAGTGGAAGCTTTAATAACCTAACCCCAGGTGATTTCAAAATTATAGTAAGTGGTAGTACAAATAGAACTATGACTTCTTACTATGCTTATTTTCAAGTATTCAATTAATGACCCCATATACTGACATAGAAGTTACTGACAAGTATATTATTCGTGAATTCAACGAAAATATAGACCCAATAGAACTTATGTGGCATCGTGATGATGAATCTCGTACTATTGAAATTCTAGAAGATACAAATTGGCAACTCCAATTAGAAAATTGCTTGCCTACCTCACTAAAAGAACGTATATTTATACCAAGACACGAGTGGCATCGTGTAATAAAAGGAACAGGAACTTTAAAGTTAAAAATACATAAATCATGAAATTAGATAATTTAAAACAATTAGTTAAAGAAGAACTTAATCGTACTTTAAGTGAAAATGTAAGAAACAATAAAGATATTAAAGCTGGAGAATATGAAATAACATATGAACCAATGATTGGAGAACCTAAAACTATTACAGTTAAAGTAGAAGAGGACACTACTCCTCGTGATACAGAAAATTTTTGGAGAAGTTTATTATCTAAAACTCATAAAAACTATAAGTTAGAAGATCGTCAAAAGAAAATAAAAAAAATAGTAAAAGCATAATTTTTAATTAAATTATCTAATATTTAACATATTTATAATAAAAATTATACATTTTACTTAAATGATACTTACTAAAACAGAACAAAAATCAGTATTACGTATGGTAATAGAATCTTACCAAGGTATTACTTTAGCTGAAGTTAAATCTAATCAAGATATTAAAGAAAAAATAAAATTAAATCTTAAATTTTATAATGAGGTTAAAAAAGGTTTTTTAAATGAAGATAAAAGTAATATTTTAGAAGCTGAAGGTATACTAGCAAGTATATTAAGTGTTATAGGTAATATAAAAGATTTTATTACTAGTACTAAACTAGGAAAAAATGTAGTAGAATGGGTAAAAAATTTTATAACTAAATTTGTAGAAAAATTTAAAAATGCTATAATAAATTATATCCCCGGAGGAGAAACTATTTTAAAAGGAGCTAAATATATAACAGAAGCTATTAGTAAATTTTTTAAATGGCTATATAATACTATTTCAGAAAAAGGATTAGCTAAACTTTTTGCTATGGTGCGTTATCGAACTTTTTCTCCAACAGAAGAACAAGAGAATTGTATGTTACTAGCCGCTAAAAAAGCTTATAAATGGATTTTAATTACTCTTGTAGCAGCTTTTATTATTAAAATTTTAATAGTTGCTGCCCCCTTATTATTTACAACAGGATCTGCAATAAAAGCTGGTTTGCCTTTAGCTATAACCTTTGCCCCTTTTAAAACAATTTTACTTAATTTAGGATTTAAAAGTTTCTTTAGTACTTACAGTACTATTACAAAATTAGACCAAGTTAAAGAATTAGAAAAGGAAATTAAAACTGAAGAAACAATAGCTAAAGCTGGAGAATTAGATAGCTTTAATGAAGCTTGGAATAAGTGTCCTTTACCAAGTTATAATTCAAGTTTATTATCTTATCCTATACCTGGTTATAGTGGAACAGGTAAACAACCTATAAATACTCCTTTTGATGCTGATGATTATTATAATACTTAAAAATTTTTACAAATACAAAAAATAGCAGCGGCTTAAAACAAAATAATATATTTATGATAAAAATGAAACAAATTTTAAGTGAACAGTTTTTTAGAATGCAAAAATTAGCAGGTATTTTAACTGAAAATCAAGAAAATGATATTTTAGCTCAAAAAGAATTTTTATCTGTTCTTCAAAAGAAAATAAAAGATCCAAATATTATAAAAAAAGCAGAAAAACTTGCTAGTAATTTATCAGATGAAGAAAAACAAAAAGTAATAGATACTGCAAAAAGTTTAATTCCAACCGGAGATCTTACATCCCAACTAAATGAATTTTTAACTGAAGAAATTGATTTAACAGATATTACTAATAAAATTCTTGCATCCCCTGGAGCAGAAGATAAATTAGAAAAATTATCTAACAATTTAACAGAATCAGATTTTAATTTAGAAGAAAACGATGGGGTAGGTGGATTTGCTACTTTAGCTATATTTGGAATAGCAGGAGGATTATCTACTTGGATGGGAGTTGCGGGTTATGCAATCATAGCATCGAATCCTATTTTTGCTACAGCTGCAATATCTGCAGCATTAATTGCTTGTGTAGCATCAACCCTTGTAACATTTAGTTCAGACGGAAGCAAATACCCAAAACCTCAAACTGAGAAAGAACGTCAAGCATCCTTAAAAAGAAAAGAAACAAATCCTGAAGAATATGATTGGAGAAGTGGTATAAATGTTTTACCTGATTATGAAAACGAATCTAATTAAAAAATAATATATTTTTAATAAAACTAAATAAAATGAATAAAGAAACTTTTAGAATGCAAATGTTGGCCGGTATAATTACCGAAGGCCAATATAAAGAAAAACTTAATGAGGAATCAACAATTACCCCAGAACAAGTAGTTGATTCTACTTCAAAAATAATAAGTAAAATTAAAAATGATCCTAAAATTGATGCATTAGCCGCAAGTATAGCTAATGATCCAAAGAAAAAACAAGATCTATTAAATGCAGCAAAAAAATTAGGAATTAATCCTTTTAATTTAAATGAAAATTCAGAAGATTTCTATAAAAAATTAGGTCTTATATTTGCTAAAAAATTAGAAAACGAAACAAATTCATTAGATGAGGAAGCTGATATGTCAGCAGCCGTAGGTCTTGGTTTTGGTGGATTAATTGCTGGAATGATTGGAGCTTCATATTTAGCCCAACAACTAGGAATGTTTGTAACTGAATATGTTAATGTTTGGGGAGATACTCTCGTAAACCCCGCTGGATGGGTTCCTTTAGCAGGAGCGGCTGCGGGTGCTATTGGTGGTTTTATTTTCGGAGCAATACTAGAAGGAGTATTTGGAGATAGTAATTAAAAAATAACTTACAGACAGATTCATAGCCTGTCGACTTAAAAAAATTATTAGAGATCTGTGGCCTCCTTTGGGAGGTCATTTTTTATTTCGTATATTTAAACATAAAATAAAACATGGACAAAAAAATAGTAATAGTAGGAGCAGGTGTAGCAGGTATAAATGCTGCAACTAAATTAGTAGACAATGGATATCCTGGAGAACTTATTACCATAATTGATATGGGTAAAGATCCATATAACCGCTTACCTGAAGAGGTAATGACAGGTATGCTAGGAGCTGGAGGATGGAGTGATGGCAAGTTAACTTACCATACCGCAATTGGTGGTGTATTATCAAAATACACAGGTGAGGAAAAAGCAATGGAATTGATGGATCAAGTGATTACTAACTTTAAACGTTTCCACCCTAAACCAGAGGAAGTACAATGTTCAAACCCTGAATCTGAACCTGAATTTATTAAACCATACTTTGGTTTACGTTTGTTTCCTGTATGGCACGTAGGTACAGATTACTTATCTGAAATTGCTAAAAATTGGTACGATTATTTAGTATCTAAAGGTGTTAAATTTGAATGGGGAGCTAAAGTTTATGCTATTGATTTTAAAAATAATATAGTTAAATTTAGAAACCAAAATCACCCTGAACTTCAAGCTAACATACAATATAATGAACTTATATTTGCAGTAGGCAAATCAGGTATTGACTTTGCCCAACAACTAGCAAACGAATATGAACTACCAGATGAACCCAAATCAGTACAAATTGGAGTTCGATTTGAGGCGCCACAACACCACTTTCAAAATCTAATTGATATTTCATATGACTTTAAGTTATATAGAAAATTTGACGATAAAGGTGTTTCATTGCGTTCATTTTGTACAAACAATAATGCAGCATTTGTTGCTGTAGAGGAAACATATGGCGATGTAAGTTACAATGGACATGCTAAAAAAGATCCTAAATATTTAAATGGAATGACCAATTTTGGTATTTTAATGGAAATTAATGGTATTGAAGATCCATTTACTTGGTCACGTGATGTAGTTTCTAAACTTAATGTAAGTGGTACTATACCACGTTTTCAAAATGATGGTATTTCTAATTTTAATTTTAGAACAGGATTATATTACTCTCCAAACCAAACCCGTAAACCATCTTTAACATCTGAAGGTAACTCGGTTACTTGTATAGAATTATTTCATGGATTAGATAAAATAAGAGATGCATTTGAAGGGTACTTTGAATATATTGAAGATTTTATTGAAGATATGAAAAAAGTATTCCCTACACTTAAAGATGATTGGGGAATTTATATGCCGGAAGTCAAATATCTTTCACCAGAACCATTAGTAAATTATGAAGATCTTAGTTTAACAAAGTATCCTAACGTACATTTCGTAGGAGATGCTTTATCCGCTCGTGGTATAACAGTTTCGGGAGCGCATGGAGTTTATGTAGCAGAAAGTTTTTTAAAATAAATAAATAAAATAAAAGTTATGAAAATAGGATTTTGTGGAACAATTTCAGTAGGTAAAACTACATTAGTTAATGCTTTAAGAGAATTACCAGAATTTGCAGATTATCATTTTGCAACAGAACGTTCAAAATATTTACGTGATTTAGGTATTCCATTAAACACAGATTCAACATTAAAAGGTCAACTTATATTTTTAGCTGAACGAGCTAGTGAATTACTTCATGAAAATATGATAACAGATCGCACAGTAATTGATGTTATGGCATTTAGTCATTTATCAATTACTATTCCGTTTTTTATATCTGCTGATTTAAATAAGGCTGTATCTGAATTAATACGAGATTATGATTATATATTTTATGTTTCACCTGAAGGTGTAGAATTAGAGGATAATGGAGTTCGTGTAGTAGATTCTGAATATAGAATGGAACTTGATAAAACCATTAAAAACTTACTAGAACAACATAAATTTAAATTTAATACTATTACAGGATATGCTGAATTATCAGGTACTACCGAGGAAAGAATACAAAAAATTAAACAAGTAATGTCCCTTTAATATTTATTAATAAAATATAATATGAAACAGACTCGATTACTTGAAATTATACGTGAAGAAATAGCTGGTGCTTTAAGAGAAGGTGAAATGGAAGAGAAAGCTGCTAAAATGGCTCAAATTAAAGCTATTGATGCAAAACAAAAAGCATTAGATGCTGAAAAAAGAGATACTATGAAAAGTGGAGCTCTTGAAGAAGATACTTTAAATGAAATGGCTTATGATATTATCATATCTCTACCAAATGAATTAGCTAAATTACAAGATAAAATTAAAGATTCAACAAAAAAAGGTGAACAAAAACTTGCTAAGGCGTTAGAAATTATTCAAAAAACTAAAAAAGAAGGAAAACCAATTCGTCAAAGAGATATTGCTAATGAAATGGGGTTAATTCAACAAGAAATTAATCCATTGATTAATAAACTTATTGATGTAGGTATTTTAGAAAAAGGTGAATCAGTAACTGGAGTAACTAAGAAAAAAGTTACTGATAAAGCACAAGGTAGACCAGCAGGTGAACCAAAATCAGAAAAACCAGCCTCTACAGGTAAAAAAGGAAGACCATCAGGTGAACCTAAAGCAGAAAAATCAGCTACTCTTACAAAGGGAGATGATGGATTTGATACAGTAGATTATTCAGATGATGAAGGATCAGCAGAAGCAATGAAAGCAGCAGGTAGTGATGAAACAGCAAAAGAATTAAGTAGCACACCTGAAGAAAAGAAAGTTAAATTTAACCAATTTTTAGCATCTGTTAAAAAAAATAAAGACGATAAAGCTAAAATTGATGGTATTTTAAAACTAGCAAAAGATAAATTTAAATTCGCTAAAACAATGATGGATGATTTAAAACGTGCTGCTGGTAGAGAAGTAGAAGTATAATGAAAGATAAAATATTTCAAATAAAGTTATCCCATCTTATCATAGGTGGGATACTTTTGTTGTTAACAATATTTTTACTTAAATGTAATGTTACTCCAACATTTGTCAACACATATGATAAAGAAAAAAAAGAAATAGACAGTTTACAAGTTGAAATTAGTAAATTAAAAAAATCTCAACTTAAATTAAATAAAGATATAGATAAACAAATATTAATTACAGATTCATTAAATAAAGAAATTAAAATTACAGAAAAAGAGCTAACACAAACACGCACATATTATGCTAACAAAATTAAAAATATCAATAGTTCTTCTCCTTCTGAGCTTAACGAGTTTTTCACAGAAAGATACAAGTAAAATTTGCTTTTCATATAATAAAGCAAAACAAATAGCAATTGACTTAGTCAGGGGAGACTCAGCTATAGCAGAATTAAAAATCATCAATAAATTAGTTTGGCAATTAAACGAAAAAATTAGTACTCAAGATAGTACTATTACACTTTACATAGCTAAAGAACAAAATTATATTAGTCAAATAAACAATTACGATAAAATTTCTACTAAAAAAGACGAAATAATAACGGGTCTTGAAAAAGATGTTACTAAATTAACTAAGAAAAATAATCGTTTAAAAACAGGACTTAAATACCTTGGTGGAGGATTCGTGGCTTCCATACTTACTATTATTACCTTGATAGCAATTAAGTAATGGCTGAAGATCTAAAAAAAGCAATAAGAGAAGAATATTTAAGATGTGCTACATCCCCGGCATATTTTATGAAAAAGTATTGCTACATTCAACATCCAAAACGTGGTAGAATCCAATTTAATCTTTATCAATTTCAAGAAAAAGTATTAACTTTATTTCAAGAAAATCCTTATTCAATGGTTTTGAAATCTAGGCAATTAGGAATTTCAACTTTATGTGCGGGTTATTCTTTGTGGATGATGATTTTTCATCAAGATAAAAATATACTGTGTATTGCTACAAAACAAGAAACTGCTAAAAACATGGTTACCAAAGTAAGGTTTATGTATGAAAGCTTACCTTCTTGGCTTAAAGAAAAAGATAAACCTACTGAAGACAATAAATTAACATTACGTTTAAAAAACGGATCTCAAATTAAAGCAACAGCAGCATCAAGTGATGCAGGTCGTTCAGAAGCCGTTTCTTTGCTAATCATAGATGAGGCCGCATTTATTAACAACATTGGAGAAATATGGGCTTCAGCACAGCAAACATTAGCTACAGGTGGTGGATGTATTGCTTTATCTACTCCTTATGGTACAGGTAATTGGTTTCACCAAACATGGGTTGCTGCCGAAATGGCAGAAAACAGTTTTTTACCAATTAGATTACCTTGGCAAGTTCACCCTGAACGAGATCAAGTATGGAGAGATAGACAAGATTCTGATTTAGGAATTAGAATGGCAGCACAGGAATGTGACTGTGACTTTTCTACATCTGGAGATACTGTATTTTATCCTGACGATATAACATTTTACGAAAAAACATTTATAAAAGATCCATTAGAAAAACGAGGAGTAGACCAAAATCTATGGATTTGGGAACCTGCAGATTATTCAAAAAACTATTTAATTGCGGCTGATGTAGCCCGAGGAGATGGAAAAGATTATTCTGCATTTCACATTTTTGATGTAGAAACATTTACTCAAGTAGGGGAATATAGAGGACAAATTGGTACAAAAGAATATGGTCATATGTTAGTAGGTATGGCTACAGAATATAATAATGCTTTACTTTCAGTAGAAAATTCTAACATAGGATGGTCTACTATTCAAACTATTTTAGATAGAGGTTACCAAAATTTCTACTATTCACCTAAAGGTGGAAATATGAGTACAGATTCGTATTTTGATCCATATATGGATACAAGTAGAATGACACCTGGATTCTCTATGACTACAAATACTCGACCTATTGCTATTGGTAAATTTCAAGAAGCAATACAAGACAAAGGAGTTACTTTTTACTCTAATCGATTACTAGAGGAAATGAAAGTATTTATATGGAGAAATGGTAGAGCAGAAGCCCAATCAGGCTACAATGATGACTTAATGATGGCGTTTGCTATAGGTTGTTATTTACGTGATACCTCATTTAAATTTAGACAGTCAAATATGGATATGACTAGAAGTATGCTTAACGCTATATCAACTAATACCGCTAAATATTCGGGTGGGTATTCTTCTGGAGCAGCATATGCAGACAAATACAATAACAATCCATTTAATATTGATAACCCTTATTCAAACGAACAAGAAGATATTTCTTGGTTACTTTAAAAACAAATCATGGCAGACACAGGCTTATTTAAAAGATTACAACGTTTATTTTCAACTGATGTTATTATCCGAAATGAAGGAGATAATAAACTAAAAGTATTTGACATCAACAAAATACAAGTTTCAGGAGAATATGAAACAAATTCCCTAGTAGACCGATTTTCTAGAATATTTACAAACACAAACACTTCAATTTATGGATACCAAAGTAGTTTCAACTATCAAACAATACGCCCTACGCTTTATTCTGAATATGACTCAATGGATACAGATGCTATTGTCGCCTCTGCTTTAGATATAATTGCTGATGAAAGTACATTACGTAATGATATGGGAGAAGTACTTCAAATACGTAGCTCCGATGAAGATGTACAAAAAATACTATACAATCTATTTTACGATGTATTAAACATAGAATTTAATCTATGGCCATGGGTTAGAAATATGTTGAAATATGGAGATTTCTTTTTAAAATTAGAAATAGCAGAAAAATTTGGTGTATATAATGTTATCCCATACAATGCCTTTCATATTGAAAGACAAGATGGATACGATAAAGAACACCCTGCATCTATAAGATTTAAATTTGATCCAGATGGAATTACAGCTGCCTCAAGTTATGGATTTTACAATGTTCCAAATTCTGGAAATCAAGCAAATGCTATTTATTTTGATAATTATGAAATGGCTCACTTCCGTTTATTAACGGATACTAACTTTTTACCTTATGGTAGATCTTACCTAGAACCAGGACGTAAATTATTTAAACAATACACTATGATGGAGGATGCAATGCTAATCCATAGAATTGTTAGAGCACCAGAAAAACGTATATTTTATATTAATGTAGGAAATATTGCACCTGCTGAGGTAGAAAACTTTATGCAGAAAACGATTTCAAAAATGAAACGTACTCCATACATTGATCAAGAAACAGGCGATTACAATTTAAAATACAACATGCAAAACTTGCTTGAAGATTTTTATATTCCTGTTAGAGGAACAGATCAAGCAACTAAAATAGATAATTTAGGTGGTTTACAGTATGATGGAATCCAAGATGTTGAGTATTTAAGAGACAAATTATTTGCTGCTTTAAAAGTACCTAAAGCATTTATGGGCTACGAAAAAGATTTAACAGGTAAAGCTACATTAGCGGCTGAAGATATTCGTTTTGCTCGTACAGTTGAACGCATACAACGCATTATGGTGTCTGAATTAACTAAAATCGCATTAGTACATTTATACGCGCAGGGATACACAGATGAAAGTTTAACTAATTTTACTCTTTCATTAACAACTCCATCAATCATTTACGATCAAGAAAGAGTTGCTTTACTAAAAGAAAAAGTAGATTTAGCTTCTCAAATGATAGAGCAAAAAATTATGTCTACAGATTGGATATATGAAAATATATTCCACTTAAGTGAAGATCAATACGATGAAAATAGAGACTTACTTGTTCAAGATGCTAAACGTAAATTTAGAATAACTCAAATTGAAAACGAAGGTAATGATCCATTAGAAACAGGTAAATCTTATGGAACACCACATGATTTAGCTTCCCTATATGGTAGAAGTAGATATGAAGATGGTGAAGTTCCTGTTGGATATGATGAAAAAGAAACTTTAGGCAGACCAGCAGAAAAAGTAACTGATAGAAATACTCAAGATAATGCTTTTGGCAAAGACAGAATTGGAGCATCAGATATGAAAAAAGATAACGATGAATCAGATTCAACTAAACCAAAATATCAAGGTGGATCTCCATTGGCGCTAGAAACAAAAACCACTAGAAATAAAAATTCTAAAATGTTTAACGATATTAAAAATCAAAAGAAACAAATGATTTTTGAAGCTGATATTAAAGGAAATTCATTATTAGATGAATCACAGATACGAGAGTAAATAAGCTCCATATATTTATAAATAAACAAATATAATAGAATGCAAATTAATCATTCCAAGTATAAAAATACTGGTATCCTATTTGAGCTTTTAATTCGCCAAATTACTAATGATACATTAGATAGTAAGGATTCACAGGCAACGAATATACTTAAAAAATATTTCGTTAAAACGGAATTAGGTCGTGAGTACAAGTTATATGAAACTCTATTAAAAAAAACATCTTTAACTGAAACTAAAGCAAATATTATTACTAATACATTGCTAGATTCATCTAAATCTTTAAATAAAGGTGTTATTAAAAGACAAAAATACAATTTAATTAAAGAAATTCAAAATCATTATGATTTAAATGAATTTTTTAACCATAAATTACCCAACTATAAAGTACACGCGGCATTCTATACATTGCTAGAAATATCTAATTCAACAAACCAAATAGACCCAGAACAAATCATCAACAATAAAGTTACTATATTAGAGCATTTAACAGCTGCTCAAATTAAATCAACTAAAATTAAAGATGAAGTAATGAGTGAATTTGAAAAATCAGATAAAGATGTTCGTTTTATAGCATATAAAATGTTATTAGAGAGCTTTAATGTAAAATACGATACATTACATACTAATCAAAAAACAATCTTAAAAGAATATATTACATCAGTAGATAATACTTCTCGTTTAAAAGAATTTTATACTAATAAAATAAATGAAATTAAAACAGAATTAGCTGATTTGAATAAAAGAACTAAAAATAAAGTTACAAAAATTAAAATTAACGAAATTATATCTATTATCACACCACCATTGAAAAATGCTAAGATTACAGATAATGATTTAGTTGATTTGTTACAGTATTATGACTTAATTAATGAATTAGAAACTGTAAATGAGTAATCTTAAAGAAATAATTAGAAAAAAATTAAAAGAAATGTCCGCTACTAATCAAGGCGGTTCTTCTTTTAGTGCGGGAAGTGGTGAAACATATGCTACTCCATTTGCTTTTTCTAAAACTTCAAAACCACCTAAATATTATTACAAATTAGGTTATAAACCTGTACCTAATAAAATTAAAGGATCTAGTTTACAAGTTAAACAACTTTGGGAAGAAGAAAAAGAAAAAACAGATGTTAAAAAATTTCAAGAAGCAAGATTAAACGAATTTGATGAAATACAAAACGAACTAAATTCTCTTATCTCAAACGCAAAAAACCAAACCATAGAATACTATACAGCAAACCCAGGCCAATTTAGCGTATACAAACCTACATCAATGGCCTTAGAATATATTAAAAAAGCAAAAGAACTATTAAGTAAATAAAAATGAAAAAGACACTACAAGACCAGTATTTATTGATTAAAGAAGGTAAAGGACATAAAGGAGTTTTCCTTGCAGATGCAAAACGTCAATTCCCAAATATTGTACGCAACGCCGCTACATTTGAGGAAGCATCATCTTGTCTTAAAACTAAAAATATTATATCGGAAAATGTAATTGGTTTAAATGCTATTAATTCTATATTTGAACCTAAAAAAAAGGAATCATATGAGTTAGCATTTGAAAACTTTTTAGCAGAAGCTAAAAAGAAAAAAGAAGAAGATGAAAAAGCTGAATTAAAAGCTACATCAAAACAAGTAGAAAAAGATTTAGAGCATAACTTTGATTATAAAGATGATAAAAATCCTGATAACTTGATATTTGATCAAATTATGACGGGTTATTATACGGAAATGAAAGATCCTAAAAATGCAGATAAAACCATGCAAGAATTAAAAGACATGGTATTTAAAAACTTGCAGAAAGATCCAATCTTTTATACAAAAGAGGGACAATTTGGAGTTAAAGGTTTAGGATATTCAGTAGATCATCCCGGTTTAGGTGAACCTAAAGAACCTAAAGGAAAATATAAAGCATCGGGATACGGTGATTTAAATGAAGGTGTAATGTATGGTGATTCTGATGGTGATTTTGACGAACAAGAAAATAATAAAGAAAGAGCTAATTGGTACTATGATGCATACCTAGGTGAAAAAGATCCTAAGAAAAAAGATGAGTACTTAAAAATAGCTCGTGAGTATGGTTCATATCTTGGATGGGGAGAAGAAGAACTTCCTGTAAATGAAGAAGAATCTAAATTACGTAAAGTAATTCGTGAGATGATTGATGCTGAACTTGAAGAAGCATATCAATTAGTTAATATTAATCCTTTAAAAAGTGATAAAGAAAGAAATGAGAGAGATCCTCAACAATTCCTTACAACGTATATTAAACCTTCAGTAGTAGATTCACTTACTAAAAATCAACACTTAAGAATCCTTAGAAACCCATCTAACCCAGAAAATGTTACACTTGCTATTCGTGCTACATTAGCTCCTATTTCTTCTAAAAATTTAGGTAAAACTACAGATAATTTAGATAAACTTGGAATAGATATTCCTACAGATTTTAAAAGTTTTTTAACTGATACAAATAATTTGGGTGGAGAAAAAAAATTACCAACAAGGATAGGAGAGATGACAACATATAAAATACTTAATAATGCTACTTTAAATAAAGATGGAAGTTTAGTAATTAAAGTTTTAAATCCAAAATATAATAAACCAATGGAATCCTTAAAGGAAAGCGTTGAAAAAGAATTGGCTGCCATCAATAAAGAAGCAGAACATGAAATTATTGCTTCTAAATTAGAAAAAGTACAAACATTAATTGATAAAAAGCAAGCTCAAATTTCTAGATTAGATGAAGATGAAGATTTAAAAGATCTTACTGACGCTAAAAAAGTTAAAGAAATTTCAAAAGACATCAAATCACTAGAAAAAGCAAAAGCTAAATTAGAGAAAATGATGCATAAAGGTAAAGCAAAATCTCCACGTAAAGAGGTAATTGATGAAACCGATGAAACTATTGATGAAGTTAATGTTCAACCAACTGAAGAATATTTAGCTGCTAAAAAAGATGCTGAAAATAGATATGATAAAGGTGAAGAAATTGATTCAATTATGTCAAATTATACAAATTTATCTGACGAAGATCAAGAAAGATTATTTGATGATCTAGAAGGTAAAATGAACGGAATGGAAAACTAAGATGAACAAAGAACTTTTAATAGAAACCAGACAATTTACCCCAAAACCAGTTCGCTTAATTGAAGGAATGGGTAATGGTGGTAATGTATTTGTTGAAGGTATTTTAGCTACTGTTGAAGTAAAAAATGGTAATGGAAGATACTATAAAAAAGAGTTATGGGATCGTGAAATTGAAAATTTTCAAAATAAAATTAAACAAAAATCTACAGAAACTGTAGGTGAACTAGACCACCCCGATTCTCAAGTAATTAATTTAAAAAATGCATCTCATGCCGTTCGTGATTTATGGTGGGTTGGAGATGAAATCCATGGCAAAGTAGAAATATTCTGTGACATGGGTGATAAAGGCACTACCTCAGGTCGTATTGCAGGAGCATTAGTTAAAAATGGCTTAGTTATTGGTATTTCCTCTCGTGGAATGGGCTCATTAAAACAAATGGGTGAAGTAATGGAGGTACAAGATGATTTTGAACTATTAACATGGGATTTAGTCTCAAACCCTTCAAATCCAGATTCATGGATGAAAAATGGTGCATTAAATGAATCACGTACTACATTTTTAGACCCATATTCAAAAACCAACTCAATTATTACCGAAATTCTTTGCGCAAAAGGAACTTGTCCTTTATTTTAAAACGCGACTTTAATAATCTTATACATACGTATACTAGAATATACCATCCCCCTCAACATATATGGTATTAATTAAATGAATATCTATTACGTTTTTTAAATAAACGTACTTTCCCAACAAAATTAAATTTAGGAAAAAAATGGCAACAAACAGAGCAATGCTTAAAGAAGCAATCGCTGACGCTAAAGCTGTAAAAGAAACAGCAATAGCAAACGCAAAAGCAGCCCTAGAAGAAGCCTTCACACCTCAACTTAAGTCAATGTTATCAATGAAACTTCAAGAAATGGACCTCGAAGAGGACAATTTTGAAGAAACATATATGTCCGAAGAAGATGAAAATCTTAAAGAAATGTATGATGAAAAAGATACAATGGAAGAAGTTGATTTAGAAGAGCTTTTGGCTGAATTAGAAAAAGAGGACAAAATGGAAGAAGGTCTTTATGAAGCTGAAGAAAATGAAGAAGACATGGAAATGTCTGACGAAGAAGAAACAGAAGATGAAGGCGAACCAATCGACCTTGAAGACATGACAGATGAAGATCTAAAATCAATGATTGAAGATGTAATCGCAGACATGATCAAATCAGGTGAACTTGAAGCTGGTTCCGAAAGTAAAGAAGATGAAATGGACATGGACATGGAAATGGAACCTGAAGACGAAGAAGTAGATTTAGCAGAATTGTTAAGAGAAATTGAAGAAATGGAAGATAACGAAAAACCAGTTAATGAAGTAGATTCAGATTTTTCAGATCCAGATTTTAAAAAAATGAAAGCTATTGAAGATCAATTAATGGAATCATCAACTACTTCTCTTAATGAAGAACCCGTTTCAATAATTGCTGTAATAGCAGGTATGGTTGCACTTTTTTCTGCATCTTTTGGAGTAAGAAAAGCTCAGGAATATGCTAAAAAAAGAGCAGAAACAGACCCAAAATGGAAACAATGGTACGATTCCGCAGTTAAAACTGGAAAAGATATCAGTGATACAGGAATGGGTGGTTCAGGAGATCTTGAAGAAGCTTATTCTACTATTGAAACTTTAAAGTCTGAATTAAACGAGATTAATTTGTTAAATGCTAAATTGCTTTACACAAACAAAATCTTCAAGTCTAAAACTTTAAATGAAAATCAAAAAGTAAAAGTGTTAAGTTCTTTTGACAAAGCTAAAAACGTAGGTGAAGTAAAAATGGTATTTGAAACATTAAATGAGGGAATCAAAGTTTCAAAAAATACTATTAACGAAAACCTAGGTAGAGCTTCAAAAGGAACAATGGCACCTAACGTTAAAAAACCAATCGTAGAGTCAAACGAGGCATTTTTAAGAATGCAAAAATTGGCTGGAATTATTTAAATTATAAATTAAAAACAAAAAACAAAACAATGTCAACAATTAATTCATTACTCGAAAGTTCTGCTTCCGGATGGAAAAACATGCAGAACGATGCCGCTAGAATGGCATCAAAATGGGGTAAAACAGGTCTCTTAGAGGGACTTGGTAGCGAAGTTAACAAAAATAACATGGCTATGATCCTCGAAAACCAAGCAAAACAGTTAGTAACTGAGCAATCATCAACAGGTGGAGCAGGTACTCAAGGCAGTTTTACAGCTGGTCAAGGTGAACAATGGGCTGGTGTAGCTCTTCCATTGGTACGTAAAGTATTTGGTTCTTTATCAACTAAAGAATTCATGTCTGTACAACCAATGAATCTACCTTCAGGTCTTGTATTTTTCTTAGATTTCCAATATGGTGATCCAGATGGGAAAAATGCTCCAACAGGTCCTTTTGGTCCTGCTGGAAATACTTATGGTGCTACTTCTTCAATGTACGGTAACACAGACCCAGGAGCAAATGCTGATGCATCTCAAGGTTTATATGGTGCTGGTCGATTTGCATTCTCAATCAACCAATTCTCAGCTTCTGTAACTACTACAGTAACTACAGCTTCTTGGGCAGATGTAGATTATGATTCAACATTATCAGCTTCAATTGCAACTAACTCCTACTCTAAAGTTGCAGTCCCTGTAACTTCATTATCTGGTTCAGATCTTAAAGGTGTTCGTGCATTTGTTGTTGCTTCAGGATCTGTTTTAACTGCTGCTCAACAATTACGTTATTTACCTCAATATACTTCTACTGATGGTACTAACGTATACTTTATCGCTTCAGGTTCAGTTAACGTAGGTGCAATCCTTCCATTGAATGGTGGTACTAACACAGTTTGGTATAACAAACAACCTGCAGATAATACACGTGGTGATTTTGAAGATAAAAATGGAGGAGGATATTATAATGCCAACTCAACATCAACAGATGCATTAGCTATCCCAGAAATCAATATCCAAATGAAATCTGAAGCTATTGTTGCTAAAACTCGTAAGTTAAAAGCACAATGGACACCAGAATTTGCACAGGATTTAAACGCATACCAATCATTAGATGCTGAAGCTGAATTAACATCAATCATGTCTGAATATATTGCTCTAGAAATAGATCTTGAAAACTTAGATATGTTAATCCAAGATGCTTCTGCTGCAGATGAGTATTGGTCAGCTAAAAACAATAATAACCTAAATGCTGCAAGAACAGCTTGGGAAACACCAACATCTGTTTCTCAAACAGGATTCTACAACACACAAGGTCAGTGGTTCCAAACTTTAGGTACTAAATTCCAAAAAGTAAGCAATAAGATTCACCAAAAGACTCTTAGAGGTGGTGCTAATTTCTTAGTATGTTCCCCAGCAGTAGCAACTATCATTGAATCAATCCCAGGATTTGCTTCATCTTCAGATGGTGATGTTACTAAAGGTTCATATGCTTTTGGTATCCAAAAAGCAGGTCAATTTAACAGCCGTTACACAGTTTACAAAAACCCTTACATGACAGAAAACGTTATTTTGATGGGTTATAGAGGAGCTCAATTCCTTGAAACTGGTGCTGTATTTGCTCCATATGTACCGTTAATCATGACACCTCTTGTGTACGATCCAGTAACATTTACTCCACGTAAAGGTTTATTGACTCGTTACGCTAAGAAAATGATCCGTCCAGAATTCTTTGGTCGTGTATTTGTTAATGATTTAGCTAGTATCTAATAGTTAATTTTAACTAAAATAAAGAGCCGAACGAAAGTTCGGCTTTTTTAGTCTTTTACTAATATTTATCAACAAATATAGTTATATGAATGATTTTAACCGAACTCCGGAAGCAAAAAAGGTTTTTCAAGAAAAAAGAAAACCAAAAGGTCCCATTAGATTTAACATCCAATTAAACGAAGAGCAAAAACGTGCTAAAGAACAAATTCTTTACAACACTGTAACTGTTTTAAAAGGTAAAGCTGGATCTGGTAAATCGCTATTAGCAGCAAATATTGCTTTAGATTTACTTTTTAGTAGAGAAATTGAAAAAATAATCATTACTCGTCCAACTGTAGTAGCAGGACAAGATATTGGATTCCTGCCAGGAGATGTAAACGAAAAATTAGCTCCATTTACTGCTCCTGTATATGAAAATATGCATCGCCTATACAATAAAGAAAAAATTGAAAAATGTATAGCAGATGGTGAAATTGAAATTGTTCCTGTATCGTTTATGCGTGGTAGAAATTTTACAAATTGTTTAGTTGTAATTGATGAAGCTCAAAACTTAACAGATACACAAATGGAACTTTTATTAACTCGTATATGCCATGGTTCAAAAATGGTATTTTGTGGTGATGGTGCCCAAATTGACTTAAAAGATCGTAAATCTTCTGGATTTGATGTTGTATGTAAACATATGAAAGATGTACCTGGATTTGAGGTAATTACCTTAGAAAAAAATCACAGACACGAAATTGTAGAATATATTTTAGACATATATAAAAACCTTAGAGCATAGAATTAAGATTAAAGTTTTTGTCAATATTTATAACAAAATATCAAATGTCAACTACTTTAACACCATCAACATTTAAAGTAACTATCTCAGAAGAGCAAATAGTTAAAAATAAAACTATTCAAAACGATAGTGTGTACTCTATCTCTAATGTAACTAATGTTGATAGGAGAATATTAACATGCCCTCAAACCACATCAATTAATTTATTTAATTTAAATGGCCCTAACCCAGGGGCGGGCACATTTCCTTCAAGTAGTTTAAAATATGCTCGTATTACAAATTTAGATAATACAAATAATATTGCTTTAACAATAAGTGGTTCAATAACCTCATTTACTCAAGAGGTATTACCTCAATCAAGTATATTTGTTATAAGCTCAAATGTTACCTCAAGTAAATTTAATGGTACTTTTGGAGACGATATTAATTTTATTCAAGCATACGCTATAAGTGGCAGCATTGATGTAGAATATACACTAGTAAACTCTTAAAAACATGGCAAATATTCCCATATGGAGCGGAAGCTCTACATTTACCCCCGGAGAAACACCATTTGGTTTTTATGATAACGATTTACAATTTCAAGTAGATATTGATAAGTTTGCTGTATTTGCTTCTCGTCGATTAGGATATCCAATAGTTGAAATTGAATTACAAGATTTAAATTTTTATGCTGCATTTGAGGAAGCAATTACCACATACGGAAATGAAATATATGCTTATCAAGTAGCTGAAAATTTATTAACTTTACAAGGAGCTCCAACAAATACAGCACCTGGTAACAATGAATTAGTTCAAGGAAGTTTATCTAATGTTATTTTACTTTCAAACCAATATGGAACGGAAGCTGGAGTTGGAGGAACTGTTTCTTGGTATACAGGATCACTTACATTAACTCCTGGAGTACAAAATTACGATATGAAATCTTGGGCAACGTCCCAAAATATTCAAGGTGGTATTGAAATTAAACGTATTTTTTACGAAAATACACCAGCCATTACTAGATATTTTGACCCGTATGCGGGTGCAGGAGCTGGAATGATGAGCATGATGGATAGTATGGGATTTGGAGGATATTCTCCTGCAATGAACTTTATGTTAATGCCTTTAAGTTACGACATGCAAAAATTTCAAATGATTGAATTTAATGATCAAATCAGAAAATCTCAATATTCGTTTGAATTAGTAAATAATATGTTAAGAATATTTCCTATTCCAAATGGAGGTGTAGATAAATTACGATTTGAATATATTTTATTATCGGATCGTAATCAACCATATGTTGAACGAAACGGCCAAAGTATAATTACCAACGCCTCTAATGTACCATATACTAACCCAACATATACTACGATAAACTCGATTGGTCGTCAATGGGTATTTGAATATGGACTAGCAATAGTTAAAGAAATTTTAGGATATGTAAGAGGTAAATATTCAACTATACCAATTCCTGGATCTGAAGTAACTTTAAACCAAGGAGATTTAATTTCTGCAGCAACAACAGAAAAACAAGCACTGATTGAACGTTTAAGAGCCTATTTAGATACAACATCACGTAAAGTTTTACTTGAAAATAAATCACTTGAAGCAGAATACCAGAATAAAACTATAGCACAAGTACCAATGACAATTTTTATAGGATAATATGGCTCTTTACGGTACATCTCGAGACGTTTCATTAATTAGACACATTAATCGTGAGTTGTTACATGATATTATTTCCCAACAGTGTGTATTTTATCAATTACAAGCAGCAGAAACTAAAGTAAACATATATGGTGAATCCGCAGGTGCAAAATATTATGAAGAACCTGTAATTTTAAATATGTTACTTGATTTAGGAGATATATCATCTCCAACTGGAGATATGGGTGTAGATTATGATTTACCAATTACATTTAAGTTTTTTAGAGATGATTTAATTGATGCTAATATTTTACCTAAAGTTGGAGATATAATAATGTGGTATGAAGGATATTGGGAATTAAATAACGTAGCAGATAATCAACTATTTGTAGGCAAAGACCCAGATTACCCATACAGCCCAAATCCTTTAAACCCTGGACTAGAAAATTTTGGTGCTGATATATCTATTACATGTACTGCTCATTATGTTCCTTCAGATAAAGTAGGTATAACTAAAGAAAGGATATAAAACCATGCCATCAATTAGAAAACCACAACCAAAATCCCAAAAAGAGATATCAAATGGTTTAGTAGATCCTTATATCTCTCCTGAAACAGGTCAATCTTTAGGTAACCCAAATACTCAAATAGAATTTAATCAATTTTCTGCAAATGATCAAAATGGAGTTGATTTTAATCGATCTAATCAAATGTCATTTAAAGGTGATACAACAAAACCATTTACTTTAGGTTTACAGGACATAGATGAGTCAATAATGTATTATTTTCAAAATGTTATTAGACCTACTGTTTTACAAAATGGTGTAAGAATACCGGTACCTATTATATATGGATCTCCTGAAAGATGGAAATCTACTCAAAAAGATGGATACTATAAGGATAAAAATGGTGCAATTATGTCTCCTTTAATTATGTTTAAACGAGATACAATTGATAAAAATCGTTCTCTTTCAAATAAATTAGATGCTAATACACCCCATTTATATACATCTTTTAAAAAAACATATAATTTAAAAAATGATTATTCAAATTTTAATAT